AAAGGTTGGGAGCGGCAGAACTTACTAACGGTTACACCTGGTGAAGTCACAGATTTTGCAGAGATTGAAAGCGATCTGATCCAGGATTCTAAAGATTTTCAGGTGCTAAACGTTGGGTATGATCCGTGGCACGCTCAACAACTTGCGCAACGGATGATAGCTGAAAATATCAAAATGGTTGAAGTTCCGATGAACGTTCGTAGTTTGTCAGAACCTATGAAAGCTATTCTTTCACTGACGTTGCAAGGAAGGTTGCATCACAATAATCCGATTCTCGACTGGTGTATGTCAAACGTCGGTTTTGTTGAAGATCGTAACGCAAACTGGTTTCCTAGAAAATCGGTGCCATCGAATAAGATCGATCTTGCAGTTGCAACGATTATAGCAATGGCACTTGCGATTGAATATGGATTTGCAGAAAAACCAAAACCAAGAATATTCTCGTTTTAATACGGGGTTCCAACACCTAAGACTATATCTGATATAAGCAGAATCGATATGAGCCGTAAATCTCGTCGTGCACAATTACGCGCAAGTTCATCAAAACCAAGCGCTGGTGTAATCACTCAAAAGGCTGGCTCCGGTTGGTCTAGCGATCCTGCGACCGGACGTTTCTTCGGACCGTCGTTGTCATCGTCTGGTGTAGCTGTTACACCATTTACTGCGCTGGCCGTTCCTGCCATCTATTGCGCGTCTCGTGTCATATCAGAAGACATCGCGAGGATGGCGCTAAACGTTGAGCGCAAAACCAGCACTAATTGTTTTGAAACTATTGCGCATCCGTTGAATCAGTTGTTTAAGCGTTGGAACGCATGGCAAGGTAAGTATGATGCTATTAGCTTTCTAGCATCATCGTATGCACTACGCGGTAATGCATATTGTGTAGTTATTCGCAACAACGACGGAACGCCAGCTTATCTAGTTCCGATCTCTCCGGATAGTTGCAGCGTGTGTCTGATGGCTGATGGCCGCGTATTTTATATGATCTCGCATCCGTTGCTCCAAGAATCGGCAGGTATCCCGGTCCGACAAGAGGATATGCTGCATATCAAAAACATCAGTTTCAACGGTTATGTCGGTATCAGTCCGATTGCACTACTCGCAGAATCAGTAGGACTATCAATAGCGTTGCAACAAACAGCGGCACGTGTATTTTCAAACGTTGCAAATATCGCTGGCATCATCGAGTATCCAGAATCTGTTGATGTATCAACAATGTCACAACTCGCAGACATGTGGCGCCAATCTTACGGCGGAGTAACTAACGCTGGTAAAACTGCGATTATTGATAGCGGTGGAAAGTTCTCTAAAATTGCAATGACTAACGAAGAGTCACAGTTTCTTGAATCAAGACAATTTGCACTAACGGACATCGCACGTATTTTCCGAGTGCCACCGCACAAACTAATGATGATCGAATCTGGCGCTGGTGAATCTGCCGCTGGTAAAATGATCGAAGTGCAGCACCGTCAGTACATTGATGAGACATTGAGACCGTTTACCGAACGATTTGAAGAAGAAGCTGAATACAAACTGTTGATGCTAGACGAACGGCAAACAACTCGTATCAGATTTGATTATGATACGCTGACTAAAGGCACTGAAATGGATCGTGCTGAGATTTATCAAAGCGCTTTGAACAATGGGTGGTACAGTCGAAATGAAGTCCGTGCACGGGAACAGTTAGCGCCAATTCCTGGCGGCGATGAATACAGAGTATCGGTGCAAACTCTTCCAAACGATAAACCAAAGAACAACAGTGACACTAATGACAGTGACGAAGACGTATAGCGCAACAGAATACAAGAGCCTCGCGCCGGATGTTCAGAAAACAGCGATCGTGCGCAAGGATTTTGCATCAACGGTTGTTTCAACAGACGAAGATCGATCATTACTGTTTGTGATCTCAACAAACGCTGTTGATAGATCGTTAGATACTATCGATCAATCCGGTTGGGAACTCACTGATTATCTGTTAAATCCTGTTGTGCTGTGGGTACACAATCTCGAATCAGTCCCCGTTGGACGTGTTACTAAAATCGGTATCGAAGACAAAAAACTCAAAGCCGTGGTGCAATTTGCACCGTCTGATAATCCTGCTGTCGGATCGTTAGCAGAAGGTTTGTATCAGCATTATAAAACAGGGTTTCTCAGTGCAACGTCGGTAGGTTTCAACATTATTGAATCAAGCGTATCTGATAGATGGAACGGCGCAGAACCTGGGTTGAACATTACTAAACAGACTCTTGTAGAACTGTCACTTGTAACTGTTCCTGCAAATCCACAGGCACTTATTGAAAGAACATCAAACGAAATTCCGGAGTCAACTATGACTCCAGATGACGCAACAAAATCATTGAAAAACAATAACAATGCTATGTTGCGTGCACGGCGCTCTAGGCGGTCGTCGGCATTATCTCTCTAACCGCCATTAGCGCATTCCGCGCAACATGACTTGGCTAACTTTTTTCAACAACTTATTAAAAACAGGATTATATTAACAATGAGCAGAATTTTTGAACTGAAAAACAAGCGCACCAAGCTTGTTGATGAATTTAAGGCGATCGTAGCTAAGGATGCTGATCGTCCGGATGATGAGAATACACCAGACGAAGAAACCGATCGTCTAACGGCAATCGAAGGCACCATCGCGAAACTCGACGCGAAGATCGCTGCACTGACCAAGTCCGAGTCTCTCGACAACGGCGAACAGGTTCTCAAGTCAGAGTCCGTAGAGGATGACGATCACGATGAAAAGAGCCTCACTGGACTGGTTACAAAGCAGTTTGGTTATGGGCGCCCGACCGTTGCCGCACAGCCTGCGGTGAAGCTGGAGAAGGGTCTACAGGCTGCTAGATTTGTTATTGGCAAGGCTCTTGCTCGCACTATGGGTGATCGCGGCGCTGCTGATATGATCTCAAAGCGCTTCAATGACGACATGGTTGCAAAGTCTCTGCTAAGCGTTAGCGCATCTGGCTCAAACGTTATTCCAACCTACTTTAGCACAGATATTATCGAACTGCTGCGCCCCCAGGTTGTTGTACGTAATATCGGCACGCTAGTTGTCCAAACGGACGGCGGAAATTTGACTATTCCGAGTCTAACTGGTGCCGCAACGGCTCAGTGGCAGACTGAGAATGCCGACATCGGAGCATCGGTTGAGACGTTCTCTGACGTCGTTCTGAGCAACCATAAACTAACTGCGTTGGTCCCGGTTTCAAACGATCTTATCCGTCGTTCTCCTGTTGGCATCGATAGCATCGTGAGAGAAGATTTGCTCGCTGTTATCGCACGTGCAGAAGACCTTGCGTTCCTAGTCGGTGCGACTGGTGGCGCTAATCCTGTTGGTATCAAAAATATCAGCGGAATCCAGAGTTTCTACGTTGCAACTTCTGGTGCCGCAGGCTCGCTCGGTACTGCTGCTACGTCAAATCTATCTGACGTAACTTACGCAGTAAATGCTGCTATTACGAAGCTACAAATGGCTAACAGTAGGCTCCGTAACCCTTGCTGGATTATGTCTCCGATGGTGAAGAACTTCCTTTCCACGCAACGCGATGCAGTTGGTGGGTTCTTCGTATATGAACAGGAACTCGCGAAGAATACTCTAGCTGGTTATCCTGTTTTTACGACCTCGGTGCTTCCATCAAATCTTGCTGCGTATGGTGCGGCTGGAGCGGCTGGTAACGGTCGCGGACAGGACATTTTCTTCCTAGACGCCGCTGATTTGGTGATCGGGGATACAATGCAAATACAACTAGACGTTTCTGATACTGCTTCTTACATCAACGGCTCAACTCTAACCAGCGCGTTCTCGACTGACGTTACGCTATTCCGCGTCATTCGCGAAACTGATCTCGGTTGTCGTCATCCAGTGTCAATCGTCAATATCAAGTGCGATTCATGGTGCCTATACTAAGCTATTGATATTGTTATCATTTCCGATGATAGAGAAACAAATAACTCTCTATCATCGGAGCGTGATACAATAATGCTATTATGAAAAAACCATTCAAAGCTTACATTTACGTCTTACGTGACCCTCGTAACAACGCCGTTCGATATGTAGGATTCACACAGAAAACTTTAAGTAAACGATTAAGCGGTCATGTTTCTCAACGTAACGGGAAAAATCACCGTGCCCACTGGATTAAGCAACTTTACGACTTAGGCTTGCGCCCTATAATTCAACCAATTTTCACTTGGGATGATCCAGGTATAAAATGGCAACTAGTCGAACGAAACTGGATAAAAGAACTTCGTGCTATCGGTTGGAAGCTAACAAATACAACAGATGGTGGCGAAGGAATGTTAGGGTATTCACCATCTATTGAAACCCGCCAAAAACACTCCGCAGCTATCACTGGTAGAAAACACTCCCCCGAAGCCCGCGAAAAAATATCTGCTGCTCTTGTGGGTAATAAGTATGGATGTGGGAACAAAGGAAAAAAACTCGGTCCGAAATCTACAGAACACCGCACAAAACTATCTGCCGCAAATATCGGGAAAAAACAAACCTTAGAATCCCGACAAAAGATTTCCTTGGCAAATACCGGGTTGAAACGATCTCTCGAAACACGGGAAAAAAATATCTGCGGCGCTCAAAGGATTAGAACGATCTGCGGAACATTGTAAAAATTTATCCGCTGCAAAAATTGGCAAAAAACAATCCTTAGAAACCTGCACAAAACGATCCGTATCTATGACTGGAACAAAACAATCAACCGAACACATAGCAAAACGTACCGCAGCAACTAAGGCATATTACGAAAAGCGCCGCGCATCATTACAAGAAACTGAAAAACAAAAATGACAACAATCATCACTTTCAATAAATCACACGGACCATACTCCAAAAATGATTCCGCTGGATTTGAACCCCATGTTGCAGATGCTTTAGTTAAAGCTGGCTATGCTGAATACCACGCCTCGCAACACGCTCTTGCCGACGCTACGAAAACGGTAAACGCGAAAACTAGCACAAAACGTGTCAACGTGGTTCGGAAATAATATTCGATGATTACAAATTATCTCATAACTCCGCCAACGAACCACGCTGTAAGTCTCGCAAAAGTAGCACAGCATCTCTACGTTGATCAGACCGAAGATAATGAACTGATTGCTGATTATGTGATGGCGGCAACTTCGTATCTCGAAACTATCTGCAATCGTGCTTTTATCACCGCGACATACCGCACGGTCTCGACATCAACCCCCGATCCGATGAGCAGCACACCGTTAACAAATGGTCCGATTCCGATAATGCCTCTATGGGCGAACTTTCAACCATTGCTTCGCAGAATAAATCTCGCACGGTCTCCGTTGCAATCTGTATCAAGCATTGTTGTTAACCATCAGTTCTACGGAACGTCTACAACGCTAAATTCTGCAACAGATTATAACGTCGATCTTCTGTCAACACCGAGTGCCATCATTTTCAATCAATACGCATTCTCGACAAATGATCAAATCGTAATAACATACACGGCGGGATACGGAGCGTCACATACGAGCGTCCCGAGAGCGTTGCAGCAAGCGGTTCTAATGTTGGCGGCACATTTTTATCGTAACCGTGGCGACGATGGTTCTAGTGAAATTCCCGCAGTAGTGATGCAACTCATTCGCCCATTTAAGGTTCCATCATTTGGTTCAATCAGCGTTGACGGAAGGTAACGATGGCACGCTTTCTTAGTATCGGCGAACTCCGTCATCCGATAACGATTGTGAAAATAACACAGTCGCCAGCGTCGGATGGAACGTTAGCTGAAACTCTGACAACGATTGCACAGACTCGTGCGAAGATTGATCAACCGGGTCCGATCGTAATGTTGAATCAGATTCAACTCGGAATCTCAGTATACACGCACAAATTCAGTTTCCGTTATGTTGCTAACGTTGATCTGCAATGCGGTATCACAAGAACTATCAGGTTACCGAATGGTTCAACGATAACAGAAAACTATAAAATAAATCGCATAATGGACGTTGAACAGCTACACCGATTTCTTGTTGTAGAGACCACGTTAGAATCTCAATGAAACTTGAAATCAAAGTCATTGATTTTGCTACTGCTGAATATAAGCCTTCGGAACTGAAAAAGGTTTTTCGCGCTGCTTCGACAGAAATCGTACAAATCGCGAAACAGATGCTCCGAAGCGCACCGTCGAACGGACGCTTGTACTACGGTTCCGGTGGCGCTAATACCGATCGTCCGTATAAGCCGGGCAGGCACCATGCTAGCGCCCCTGGGGGCATTCCAGCGCAGTTTACAGGCGTTACCGCGTCAAAGATCAAAGGCGTCCCGTTCAAATCAGGTGAAGGATTTTTCGTAAAATCCAACGCGTTTTGGTCAAGCGCTCTAGAATACGGTCACGCAACGAAAAAAGAAAAAGCGTCGGGAAGACCGTTTTTAGATAAAGCGTTAGCGCTACGGTCCGATAGCATCACGCGGCGAATACAAGATGCGATCGAACAAGATATTAAATTTGTCAAGGAAAAAGTTCCGAGGAAATAGAATAACAGTAGTTCCAACGCCTCGCGCTATATTAGTTATGAACATTCAAGCCGTCATATCTCAACTCAAAACGTATGCACCGATTTTTGGTAATCGTGTTGCTGGTGCTGCGGAGTTTGCACAATCTGTTGAAAAACAGGTTTTTCTAACGCTACCAGCGGCATATGTGATGCCACGTGACGAAGACGCCGAACGCAATAACGAAGGCACAAATTGCCTTTTTCAACGCGTGTGGGAACGTATCACTGTAGTTGTTGAACTCGATAACTCGACAAATCGCCAGGGTACTGTTGCGATAACATCTGTTGAGACAGTAAAATATGTAGTTTTTGCAGCATTATTGAACTGGCGTATTGATCCAAACAATTGCCCGCGTGGTTTAGAATACGCTGGCGGAAGGCTTGGTAACGTCGATCGCGGCAGATTATTTTACGAGTTTGATTATCAGCTTGAAGTTATTATCACAGACGACGATGGATTCCAGGTTACACCAGACGTTCTCAACACAATCGAAACCGATATCCAAATCACTGATACGAACGCGGTGCCGCTAGTTACACCAGATATTATTATCAACACTGTTACAAATTTTCAGGACTAAACTAGATGCAAGTCATTCCCGCCGTTGGTCGCACAATCAGAAATCCATACACATATGTTTTACTTTCTGCAAACGAAGCGACAAACGTTCCTGATGACGATTTTTTCTGGACGCGTCGTGTAATAGACGGTGATCTAATCGTTGTAGAACCACAGAAGAAAATTGAAGACTAAATCTTTAGACTAACTACAGTCGGATGTTTTGTCCGACATTTTCAAATTAGGACATTACATAAATGGCAATTCAGTTTCAACACTACAGTTTCACGAATCGTGTTCCTGGCGTCTACGCGGAAGTCAACAACAGCAACGGCAACACTGTGCAGTCTCAGTATCGCACGCTGATCATCGGTCAGATGCTCGGTAATACTGGTCTAACCGGTGTGCCAAACGTTCCCGTGATTTCCAACGGTCCGGCAAACGCTGCTGCAATCTACGGCAACGGCTCAATGCTCGCGGACATGGTTGCAACGTATCAGCAAAATGACACGTTCGGTGAACTGTGGGAACTTCCGTTGGCCGATGACTCTGGATCAACTAAGGCCAGCGCTAACGTTTCGTTCCTCGGCACTGCAACAGTAGCCGGAACATTTGCACTATACGTAGCCGGCGATCGTTTTCCGGTCGGTGTTTCCGTTGGTGATACCGACGTGATTGTTGCTACTAACGTCTGCAAATCGTTGTGTCAGCAGACGTTGCAAGTGACGGTCTGGATCGGTACAAAGCAGCTAGCGTTAACAAACGCAACGACACCGCTGCTTTGCACCGATGCATCAACTGCAACAATCGCTAGTGCTACTCCGATTGTTTTCAAATATTTGCACGGTTGCATCGTAGGTAATGACACTCATCTCCGTCTAAACTACGGTGGTGCCCCTGCTGGCGAAGTCGCTCCCGTAGGCATCGCACCAACTGTAACCGGATTCTCCGGCGGTACTGTTAACCCAAGTTTGACAACTGCTCTTGCAAATCTCGGTGCGCAAACGTATGATTTTATCATTGTGCCGTTTAACGACACTGTATCACTCAATGCTATTCAGAACCTACTTAACGATACGTCTGGCCGTTGGGCATGGTCACAGTCACTGTTCGGTCACGCTTTTGCAGCGATTAAAGGCACACTCGGAACGGTTACTACGTTCGGTGTTGCTCGTGATGATCAGCATACGTCTGTGCTGCCGATGTATGACACTCCGTCGCCAACTTGGGAAATTGCAGCAGCATTCGGTGCACAGGTTGCAATCTCACAGCGTGCCGATCCTGCATTGCCAGTCACGCAAGTTCCGTTGATTGGAATTTATGCCCCACCAATACAGAATCGTTTCCAACTGTCTGATCGTAACACGCTTCTGTATGACGGTCTAAGCACTTATGTTGCTGGTAACGATGGTGTTGTGTATCTCGAAAGAGTTGTCACAACGTATCAGACGCAGCCTGTGACTGGTGCAATCGACAGTAGTTATCTCGACGTTGAGACAATGGGGACTCTTGCGTGGATTATCCGTGATCTGCGCGCGTGGCTTTCGACAACGTTTGCACGTTCGAAGCTGGTTTCTGATGCTACTAAAATCGTCGGATCAATGTCAGGTTTTGTAACTCCAAATCTCGTTAGACTCAGTGTTATTCAGCGTTATCGCTACTATGAAGGCATCGGTATCGTCCAGAATGGTGACGTTGTATGTCCGCAGATTGCAGTTGAAAATCGCGGGAATGGTTTCCTAGCAGTTCTGTTGCCACCTGACCTTTGCAATCAGCTACGCGGTGTTGCTGTACTTGTTAAGTTCAATAAGTCCTAAGCCATTGATAACAAACGATTTTATAGTATTAAAGGGAAAAAATTAAAATGGCTAACAATCAACATAGACTAACTGGTATTACATTATTCAGCGTTAACGGCAGCTACTACGATGTTTGTGATGACGTATCGTACTTTCCAGGCGGCGCTACTCGTGAAGAATTAGGAAACATGTCCGGACCATCTGCTGATTTCGGTGAGAAATATCAAATCGGTTGGATCAAGGCAAAACTCCGCTCACGTGGGAACAACAGCGTTGCCGACGTTGCTGCACTAGATTCAGCACACGTTGTTGTTGAAACGGCTTCCGGCAAAGGTATTTCGGGCTTCCCAATGTATTGCGTGGAACCCCCGGAAGAATCCACCGCAGAAGCATCATTTACTGTGACGTTCAAAGGTCCAGTGACTATTACGACGGTGTAACTAATGTCTGAGAAAACGTTTACACTAAAACGTCCGTTAAAAAAGTCCGATGGGTCGCTTGTCTCTGAAATCACTTTGAGACAACCGACAGTCGGTGATTTGATACAAGCGCGAAAAACAGAGGATAACATTGATGCTGTTATGATCAGTCTGTTGTCTGGTGTGCATATGTTGTTAGTCGAAAAGCTCGCTTTTAGTGATTTCAAAAAAATTACTGCATGGATCGCTGTTGTTTGTAATCCAAACTCAAAACGTGAGAAGAATCTAGAGCAAATAACGTATACACTAACTAAGACGGTGAATACCGGCGGAAATCGTTATACGCAGATCACACTTGAAGAGCCGTGCGCTGGTGATTTTCTAAAATCACGAAAAGCAACTGATACGTATCTGCAAGGCGTGAAACTAATCGAGTTAGTATCCGGAACTTGTCTTGAAGCCGTCGAAGCACTATCAATTGCTGATTATACAGATGCCATGGATTTTCTCGCGGATTTTATGTAAGCCGTTGGTGTTATGACTGGCGAGAGCGTATAGCTGATCTCGCATTTTTGTATCACTGGTCACCAACGGAATGCTACAAACTCACCGGGTCAGAAATTTTGTGGTGGTATAATCAAGCGCATCGCATCGCAAAAGAACAACGAAAATTACTTATTAGCTAGTTGAGAACAAATAAATGGCGAACGGCTCAACGAAAGTAGTTGTTAGCGTAACTGATAATGCAACCGCGAAACTAAAAAAAATCAACGAAGCGATGTCGGGCTTCGGAAAAACTACCGGAGCCGCTGGCAAAAATGTCTCACAACTTTCTAAACTTGAAGCCAATCTATCGAAGCTAGGAAGCACGGCTTCTAACGCCTTCGGGAGCCTCGCTAAGACGTTCGGACCGGCTGGTGTCCTGGCCAGCGTTGGAAGCGTCTCCGGTCTCGTGGCTATGGCTAGAGCTACCGCCGATTTGAACCTTGCGTTGAGCAGACAAGCCGCGTTTGCAAACACGTCAACAACCGCGCTACAGCGATACAAAACCGCTGGCGCGGCGATCGGCGTTGGTGACGCATACGCAAAATCAATAGCTGGTATCGAAAAAATCCGGCAACGAATGGCCATCCGGAGTCCTGACACCGCTGAGCAACAAGGCGCAGCAAAAGCCGCTGGACTGAATTTTGCTGGTAAAAACTCCGAACAAATTATGGAAATGCTCGGCGATTTTGCGAAAAAGAAAGCTGGCGAAGGCGTTCCCGCTGAACTTTTAGCTGATTTTCTAGAGAAATTCGGTGTTGATCGCGAAATGGTTCCGGACATGATGAAGTCCGGCGGCAAAGGACTAAAACAGAAAGCCGACGCGATCAAATTACATCCTGTTACAAAAGACGACAGTGCGGCATCGGAAGAAAGTCAAAAAGACGCCACTGAGTTAGACGCGGCGCTGCATAATCTACAAGTTAAAATCTCGACTTATATTGAGCCGATGAAACACAAACTAACAGAACTCGGTATTTGGCTCACTGATGCCGCCGCAGATAATCCGTTAGTCGCGATCCTTGGTGGATTGTCGGCGTCGTTTGTAGCAATGAAAGTCGGCTTTAGTCTACTCGCCGCAACGCTGTCAAAACTCGGTATCACTGCTGCTGCTGCCGGCGCTGAGGCTAGCGCTGCTGCAACCGCTGCCGGTGGAGGGGTGGCCGCTGTTGCCGCTGCTGCCGCCGCTGCCGCGCGTCTTGCTGGTCCGGTCGGTGTTGCAGCAGCTATAATGCATCCGAGTGCAACTAACGTCGGCGAAAAAGAATTTCTCGAAAAAGAGCGTGCAAAGACCGCAGCACAACGCAAAGCCGACATGGACCCGTTCGCAAACGTGCCCGGTAATGACAACAATAACAACGGTGCAACAGACGGCGGATGGCTAGGGCATAAACTCGACACATTGATTGATAGCATAAAACAATTGTTCGGAAGTGGCGCGGGCTCAGGCGCTGGTTATCCCGGTGGCGATAATCCAAATAGTGGGGGTAATCCCAACGGAAACTTTACACCCGCAATGGCAGCGGAAACAAGACAGAAAATCACCGATGCGTATAGAACGGCGGGCTATGATGACAATGCAATTGCTGCAGTAATTGGTAATTGGTCACAAGAATCTAGTCTAAACCATTTATCCGGAATCGGCACGCAGCATGTTGGACTTGCTCAGTGGGACGCAACTCGGCAACGACAATTTCAATCGGTGTTCGGACATCGGATAGAACAATCGACACCTGACGAACAAATAGCATTTTCTATCCGTGAGTTAGCATTAAATCCTGACTATGCAGAGACTGAGAGAGCTTTACGCGATCATACAAAATCGGGTGCGGAGAAAGCCAGTGTTTATAATAAAAACTTTGAGCGATCCGGTGATAGTGATACACCGCGAATTGCTAATACACAACGCGCACTCCCACTGATTCAGCAACAACCGGTACAAGTCACAATAACACACACAAGCGACGCTCCAAACTCAAAAATCGCAACAACATCTAACACAGGTCGTGTCAACGTTAAACAAAACGTGGCGCCGACATTTGCCCAGGCATCGAAATAATATGAACATTCTGTACACATTGTTACCAGCGTCGTTTAATGGTATCTCGTTCAGCTTACAACAATGTTCGATCAAAACTGGCCGCAGAACCGCGGTACATGAATATCCAAATCGCGACACAATTTACGTCGAAGACCTCGGGCAAGGGATGACCGCGTATAGTATCACGGGATATCTCGCGTGTAACTACTCATTTGCAGCGTTAACAACTCTGATTTCAGCCGTTAACAAACCAGGACCTGGTACATTCATTCATCCGGCGCTCGGCACAAAAACAGCATCATGTGTTTCATTCGAATCGGAAGAATCTTTCGACCGAGTGGGCGCAATCTCGTTTCGCGCAGTTTTCTTAGAAACAACGGTGTTATTGTATCCAACAACGGCCGCAGACGCAAAACAGAGTCTACTTGATAAAATCAACAACGTTCGCGCAACGATTGCATCCGTGTTGTCACCAGTGCTATCAGTATACGGCTTCGTACGTTCCGCGATATCTCAAGTGATGCTGTTCAAAAACGTTGTACAAAGTCTCGTCGGATCGGCATCGGGTATATTCGGTGCAGTTGCATCGTTAGCATCTCCTGACAAATCAACAGATTACGGTTACGTCACATCTAAAGCACAAACGTATTCGCAATACACAGATGAAACCTCGGCTTTGCAGGCTTATCAACAATGTCTGCATACTGTCGCTGTAGCAGCATCTGCTATCGACACGGTAAATCCAGATACAATAACAGCATATACTGTAGCGATTAGTGCTACGTTTGTTGATCCAGCATCCGCCGTAATATCTCTCTCAACGTTAGCGCAATTCCAATCGACGGCTACAGATATAGTTTCTGTAGCAGTTGCAACAGCATTGCGTAGATCAGCTATTGCGGAACTCGCGGTAGCAGTTAGTAACTATCGTGTAGACTCATGGACAGATGCAACGAATCTTATTGCAACGGTTACACCGATCATTGACACTGAGATTACTCTTGCTGGCGATGCAGGAGACGATCTGTCGTATGCTGCTCTAAAACAGTTGCGCGCGACATTAGTTGAAAGCCTAGTGCAACAAGGTTTAGCGGCACCAGTTGTTAGATATTTGTCAGTTGCTCCGATCAATAGTTCACCGGGGTTAGTTTTAGCATTCCGGTTGTATCGTGATATAAACCGTGTGCAAGACGTATCTCAAACAGCGTATCACCCAGCGTTTACGCAGTATCAAAATCCACCGTCGTCTACGT